ACACAAAGCACTTTACACACATAGATACGAAACGCGCCTAACCTCACGGTCGGGCGCGTCCCTCAGTTCACTTATTACGGATTGCTAAAATTTCCTTTTGATATATAGGAAAAGTAGCCACATAAGCGCGGCGATACATACCCCCAGCCCTAACCGGGCTAAGGCTGTTTCGTACCATTTTTGCGCCGGGGCTTTTTCCTCGGTGCGTTTCTCGCGCTGGGTTTGGTCGGCAGTCACACCGTTTAGCTGCTCTCGGTGTCCGGCGGTTTCCTCGGCTTTTTGGGTTACGCCCTTATTCTGCGCGATACTTCCTTTGTGCTGACCTTTGATATTTTTTACACCCTCAAAGGTTACGTTACCTGCGCTGTCGATACTTACTTTGCCGCCACCCTCGACAAACTCGATAACCCCGACACCCTCATAGGCTGCTGCGGTCTTGGTGGTGTCGGTCGTAGTTTGCTTATGCCCGATGGTGTCGGCTACGGTCTTGGTGGTGTCAGCATACGACAGGCTGCTATCTCGGTCGGTGTTTGTCACTGTCTTTTGTGTCCGGCAGGAAAACAGGCACGCCACCACACCTACGGCGGCTATGAGCGTTAACCGTTTCATGGCTGGAAAGTAATTGCATTAAGCCGACGTAACCAGCCCTTTTTATATTTGTTGTTTACCGGGCGGCTGGTGCAAATACGGTCGATATACGCTTTACGCTCGGCCATTATCCGGGCAAAGAATTGTGCCGGGTTCTGCTTGTTGACAGCCGCCAGTGTTTTAGGCCCTACCACACCGTCAACGGTAACGCCTAATACCTGCTGCGGTATGGTGATACCATATTTGCCGGAAGCCCAAACCCAATCTACCAATATTTCGGCGATGGATTGGTTAGCGATTTCGTCGGCTTTCCACCTATCCCAAAACATGGTTTTTAGTATGTCGAGCCACTGGGCGTATGTCATGCTACGTAAACGCTCAATGGTGGGGCGCGGATAACCTTTTTTACGGCAGTATTCCGTATAGGTAGCCAGCGTAACGCCTACCATTGTTGCACCCCCCAAATCGTCGGGGTCGTTTGCATACCCGGTTTTACGGGCCTTTTCAAAGAGTTGTGCGCCTGTCAGTCCGGCAGGGTTTACCCCTGCTTCAAACTGGATTATAAAAGGCACGATTTTTTCTACGTTTGCCATAATGTTATTTGGTTTATTGGTTAATAATCGCTGGGCGGTATTCTATCCGCACAGCCTCGTTTGTGACATTTTTTAACCTCTGCCTCGGCTAATTTTAGCTCGACTTCGTGGCGGCGGTGTACCTCCTCCAGCCGCGCGGTCTGCTCGGCGCGAAGCTCGGCATATATAGCGTCTATCTTTTTGTCGCGTTCCGCTAACCGGTTCTCCAGCCAGCTAACTTGTTTTCGCTCGTTTTCGTTCTCGGCAGCTACTACCTCGGCTACATCTTGACGGTCTTGTACCTTGCGGCCACGCCACCACTTTACAAGCTCGATAACGCCCTGCACGCCTCCGATACCGCCTATAATGGTTAATAGGTCTGTCGTTTCCATTGCTTACATCTCATATAGTTCTAATATTATTTCATTGTTAGTTTTCTCGACTATTACGGTGTATCGGGTCATTAGTAACCGTAATAAATTCATATTTAGCGCGTCGATGCGTAGCACCATGACCGGGCGCGGCTCAGGGTTAGTAATCTCCATTTCTTATACGTTCTAAGGTTTGGGCGCGTGGTCGGTATTGCTTTTTAACCACGATACTGCGGTAATCGCCTTTAATGTCTAAATACTCCATAATGCCCGGCTTAATCCGGTTGACTATCCGGCGGCGTGTCTTGTATTCATGGTAATGCCGCAGTAGTCCGATATAGGAATTTACACTACTTACCGCCTTTTCGATTTCCTCGATGTTCTTAGCGCGGTTAAGTTTTGCCACTGCTCCAGCAAAGTTATTTATACTTCGGTTACAGGCATACGCGCGGTGAGGCTTGACTACAGCCCCGGTAAATTCAACACCTTTGCGGTAGTGCTGTAAATAGAATTTCTTTTCGTTGATACGTAGGTGATATTCTGCCAACTTTGCCCGGATTTTGGGTATAGCCGCCAGCAATAGATTTCTATCGGTATGTATCATGTAAAAATCATCTACATACCGCCCATGATATTTAATGCCTAATTCCTCTAAAAACCAGTCTAAGACATTCAACAGGAAATTAGCGAAAAGCTGCGCAAACAAATTACCTATGGCTACGCCGTAGCCTCGGCCATTTGTGAATAATGACTTATTCGCTGGTAATCTATCCCAAAAATTTGCCGGGCTGTGACGCTCGCAATTAAATTCCGGTTCATGCAGGATAACCACCCGGCACACATAGCGTAAATCCTCCTTGTCGGGGGCTTGGTAATACTCAGCTATAAAAGCATCCACCATATCGGCTAACATGACCCGGTAGATACTCATAAAAAAGCCTTTCAAATCAAGTTTTAATATGTAACAGTCTTTTTTGTAATTCTCGCTACACTCCTGTATGTCTTTCTTTAGTAAGTCCACACCGTATAACTGTCCTTTTCCTTTGCGGCAATTATATGTACGTGGGTTAAAAATCTGCTCAAATAGCGGCTCTAACTTTTGTGCTATGTAGTGGTGTACTATTCTATCTTCAAATGAGGCGGCAAACACTTCGCGGTACCGTGGGCGCGTTACGACAAAACAAATAGATTTTCCGGGCGTATATGTACGTGCGTTGATACGGTCACGCAAACCGATTAACCGGCTTTCGTAATCCATTTCGTACACGGTCGCGCTGGCTGTTCTCCGTTTATTTTTACGGCAGTCGAAATACGCTTGTAATATGTCGGTTGTTGTTATCAATCTATTTTGGTTTATTGCTTAATAAATTCGCTATTGCCAAATCCGTAAAAAGTGCTGAAACCGGGCGCACTCTGCCCTTGTTGCTGGCCTTAGTGTTCCAGTTGTTGAGGTTACCGTTGCTGAGGTTCAGATTCCATGCGTTCGTCGCGCTGTTCTCTGTAGGTCGCAGACATTGCCGTATTGTCTTGGTAGGGCAGGGCGTCACCTGCTCGGTACCAATCTTAATAGAGGGTCAGTCTATTAAGTCTTAACCGTAAATGACGGTACACGGCCCATTTATTACGGAACTTGCACGCTTGGTTAGTCTTAACTTTCCAATTCGGGCGATAAGTCGTTAGTCTTGGCTTTGTTGACCTCGATTAATGACTTTTTCCATGCTGAACTTTGCTTGCCTATCGCGTCTAACAGTTCTACGATATGTGCGTGCCGCCCCATGCCTTTTATCCATTTTCTTTCACCGGCTATACGCAATAAGGTTTTTAGCGTTTCAAACTTAATTTGGAAATTTACCAAATGCTGTATGCGTGTTTCACGGTCACGGTTCATATATGCGGCGGCGATTTCCTGTAATATCTCAGTCGCTAAGTCGTGCATCTTTGAGCCGACAGTATATTTGTAGCTGCGCGGAAAGTTCGGCGTAACGTCGAGTATCTCATCTAACAGGGCGCGTGCGTCCAAATATATGCGCGTATTTGATACTAATTTTAGCTTGTTTGCCATTATCCTTAGTTGCGTAAATATGGTGCGGCTTTCGCCGCACCATAGGTTAAAGTTTGACTACTGACGGTTAACTAATAAATGCTGAAACCGGGCGCACTCTGCCCTTGCCGCTGGCCTTAGTGTACCAGTAGTTGAGGCCACCGCTGCTGAGGTACAGAGTCCATGCGTTCGCCGCGCTGTTCTCTGTAGAAGTCCAGTACCAGTTTTCAAGCAACTGGGTTGCACCGGAGATAAGGCTAAGACAGTAGTTAATCTTAGTCATGTTGGCGTAAATCATCATCATTTCGCCCACAGACGGAAGCCACCATTTACCGGCTAACAGTCCTTTGCCGTTAGCGTTGGCACGGCTGTAGAGATTGCAGAAACCGGGTGCGTATGCGCTGGTGTTGGTGACAGCCGACGCGGTGCTTTTCGATATGATAGACGCGGTGTTTGCCTTGCCGTTCCAATCGTTCATAGCTGTTACGCGGTCGGTGGTTGTGGTCGCGCCGCCGCTGACCGCTGCGGAACTCCACGTAATACCCGCGCTGTCGGCTTCGGTAGGTGCCACTACCAGCACTTTGCCACCCTCGACGACTACCACACCGTCGGCGATTTCTCCGGCGTTCTGTAGAGCTGTCCACTTATGGGGCTTTACCATGAGCGGAAAATCATCGCTCTTGCGGTGGTACATGATAAACACACCGTCCATCATGCCGTTAAGGTTGAGGCCACCCAGTAGGGCGGTTTTGAGGTTCGCTAAGTCGATTAGCGTTACTTTACCGTTTGCGTCAACTTTCGCAAACTTTTCGCCTGTGGCTACCGTTGTTGTGATAGTCTGTGCGCTTAATTTTTTGGTCTTTTTTACTGCCATTTTTTTAGTTATTATGATTATGAATTTAACCCGGCTGTCATTTCTGACATTAGCCAGTAGGTATAATCGCTATTTGCTTCTCTAACTCCTATCAATTCTACATAGAAACCTGCATTATAACCCTTGCCGCTTAATGTTACCACACTACTTGTTGCACCTAACCATGATAGACTTTTTGAAATTAAAACCTTTGTAGTTGCTGGCTTTAATACTAAATCCTCCGGTATGGTTCGCGTAAGTAAAGGATTTAGTACCCTCATACTTCTTGCTGTCCCTTGTGGTAATTCCGGTAATATTATACCACTTGCGCTATTGCAAATTGCGCCGTTTGCCAACATTGGGGCCTCTGAATGATGTTGTGCGGTACTCGTTTTCAAATTTAGATATTCAGCGGTAATATCTCCAGTCACTTTTATATTAGTAAATGTGCCTGTTTTGCAAGTAACATTACCGTCCTTTGCTTGAAAAAGGATATTACCGGCTGCGTCCCTCATGTCGATACACTCGACACCCAAATTTTTAACCAGCGCATACGACGCTAATAAAATTTTGGTCGCTATCAACTCGATTTTATCACCTAACTGCCAATAGCCGTTAGATTGGTCGGTAGTGCTTCCGGGGTAATTGCTTGCTGTCTTGGTATGACTTTTAACGCAGCTATAGTAATTATTGCCGTATAATACTACGTCCTTGTACGCCTCGTCCTTTGCGCCACACTGGAAGTTATACCCGGTAGCGCAGTCACTCCACGCTTGGGGGCCACGAAGCACCGGGCCACGGTCGCCCTGCGCCCCGGTTTGCCCCTCGCGGTTTATTACCAGCGCGGCAGATGCTACGGTTTTGTTGTTTACGATATACTCAAACCAAACGGCGGTGTAAATGGCTGCTGCATTTGCTTTCACTCCTGTAGCGGCTACGTTAGACGTTGTGCCATCGGCCTTTGTATAAAAAAGCCTCATAGTTCCGTCTTTTGCCTCGGAAGTCACGCCACCGACATTCTTATATGCTGTAGCGGTTATATCGTCACTTTCACACACTACCAGCCCGGCGGCTGTTATCGCTATGGAATTTGGCGACAGGATAACGGAATAACTAACGCCATCTTTTCCCGGTTCGCCCGGTTCTCCATCGCATACAATAGCAATAGTAGCGGTGTCGATTAACTGACTCCCACGATACAAATAAAAGTCGATAGCACGGTAGGCGGTATTAGTAGGTACGGTTATAATGCCACCGCTATATATTGTAAGTTGTGTTATGACATTATCATTACGCTTAAATGCGTAAGACATTGTTAGCCCTGCACTGGCGGCGTTGGCAATAGTGGTAGGTGTATCGTCACCAACTTGCTTTACAAGTCGGCACGATACACTACTGGGCGTAGGCTTTCCGTCGCCGCCCTCGACATCTGCCATAGACACCGACGACACCGACGGAATAAGCCAGTAACGCACAGCGTCGCTACCCTTATCGCCTTTGCGGATAAATTTAACTACCCTCGTTACATTTACGCCCATACCTATTTAATCTTGTGCGGTTATGGTAATAGATACGTCGCCCCCTGCTTGCATACAGTGAGCGCGTGTTACTGCACACGATGCTTTTGCCGTTTCGCGGTCGTTTTGGCTGTTGAGGTACACACCGGCTGCGTCCTTAATCACGAAATAGAAAAGCGTGTTAAGGGCCTTTGTGTTTGTGCCTCGCTTGACGACGACAGGCGTATAGGTAACTTGACCGTTACCGCTGGTGTCCTCGGTTATCGCTTCATCTTCCGGGCTTGGATGGGGGTCAATATCGTAAGGGTCGCTTGCGTCCATCACACCTTGTATATCCTTGCCAATCTCGGCACCGTCGCGGAAAACGGTAACGCGATACTCACCGTAGGTGTTTATGTCAGCTTCAGCGACGGTTAGCGTTTGAGCGGTTTTCCCGGCCAATACCTCCCATCCGCTTGCGCCCATCTTTTCCCATTGGTAGGTTAGGTTTTTAGTGATAGCCGCGCCGGATTGATACGCCATAGCTTTGAGGATAACACTACCCCCTTTTTCGGTGATTACAAAATTTTTGGTATCACCTGCGGCAATAGTTACGCGGTAGCTTGTGCCGGTAGCTTGCTGGATAGGTATAGTGTAGTCGGCTTGTATGTCGTCGCTTTGCGTGCCATACGATATTTTGGCTACCATCTTGATTACCGCCGGGGCATAGCCGGAAGCGGCGGCGATATTACCGACAATCTGCAAACCGTAGTAGAGGTTATCGCCGCTGGGGGCTACCTTTTTGAAAAGTCCTGCAAACGTGCCGGTAGAGGTATCGCCGGAAAATGTAATTTTGGTGCCGTTGAAATAATAGTCGATGCTGTCGGGCGTGGCGATACCCTCGGCTACACGGCTACTGGTGCAGACGAAATACAGGATAGGTTTTGTGTTAGCAAAATCGGGATAGATGTTGGTTACATCGTTTATGGTGCCTTCCCATTCTTGGTATAGGTCGCCATCGGGACACATGATTACTGCGGAATATGTGCCGGCTTTACTTATAAATTTAATGGTTCTTGCTACTGTTGCGCTGCTCATATCGCTTTATTATTTTGATGTTGGGGCTTCCTGCCCATCGGCGTTGTCCGTTTCGGCAGGGTTTTCAATCTCTCCGGCGTTGTCGTCGGGTTGCTCGGTATCGTCGGCACCCTCGGCAGGTTCAGCCGGTGTTTCGGGCGTTTCAGTCGGTACCGATACAGGAATTTCAAACCTTGGGTCGGTTGCAGTAGGCAGGGGGCGCAGCTGTACGCCGTCCTGCTCCTCGCGTGCTTCGTGCGGCATAAGTGCGATAGCACCGATAGCCGCCAGCGTTTCGCTAAGGCGTGTTAACGGTCCAAAAGGTAGTAAGTCACTTTGCCAAAGGATGTAGTTACCATCCTTTACGGTGTTGCGGTCGTTCTGTAAATTCAGATATGCGGCCACTTTGGGGTTTGCTTTAATGTAGCGTGCCATAGTTTTGAATTTGGATTTATTTAATTAAAATTACATTTCCGTCTGCGTCCTCAAATATTGCTCCGTCGGTGTCCTCAAAGGCGCACAGCGGGCCGACATCTTTAACGTCTAAGCCTACCACCGCGCCGTAACTTGTACTCATCGCCTTAGTTGGTACGGTGGGTTTTAATCCGTGTGCTACTTGCGTGTAGGATAGTGTGCCGCTGGCTTTGTTCGTGGCAATATACCACAGCGGCAGTAATTCTCTTTCGGGGTTCTGTATAGCTCCGTTAGCGTCCCATATTGAAGCCTCCGGCGCGATAGCTAAAATGCCTACAGGAATATTAACCGGCACACCTGTTACGTCAAATTCAAATTTGGGTATGCGGCGTACAAACGTCACAACCTTACAGGGCGCAGCGTCCGTTAATGCAATGCTTGACGGATTACCGCCTATGTCATATTTAGCGCGACAGCGTAAATACAACTCCGTACCCATGAGGCTACGGTTAACGGTACAGCTCGCACCGTCGGCGGCTACTGTAACATCATAGTCCAGTGTAGTATCGGTGCCTACCTCAGTCCATGTGCTACTATCCGCGCGGAAAATCTCCCACACGAAAAGGCGGTTAGCGGTCGCGCACTCGTTTACACCTAACCGTAGGCTGGCGTGTACTACCTGCGTGTCGGGGTCAGTCAGTGGATTATATAATGTTTGGTCGGCTGCGTCCAATATGAGTTGTGGCGCAAACACGGTAGAGTTACCACACGTTACGGAAAATGTGCGTACTATGGTATGCAGTTGCCCGGTGCGTGGGTCGCTGTATTCTGCGTGGAACTCCAGCGTAATAGGTACTTTGGGCTGGGCGTTCTTTTTGACCTTGATACGCCCGGCCTGGCCGCCACTGGCTATTACCTCGTAGCTGGTGTTAGTGCTTTCAATAAGCGTAGAAACACCGCCGACAATCTCGTACCACTTGACGTTAGCCAGCTGGTGATTTATGCTACCTGCTGCTAAAAATTCGTCCTTATCCATGCAGCTGACTTGCGGCTGGATAATAAGCGGCGTTAACGTGTAGTCAGGCGTATAGGTGCCTGTGTCCGCGTCGTAGTTCTGCTTATTAGGCACTGACCCATCTACGGCAAAACCTATGTTTATTTGTAGCGGTCGGAAATTAAAATCAAATCTTCTTGTTTTCATTTCGTTGCCTTGTTAGTTAATATTCAAAAATTGCCTGTTCCTCAGCGGCGGTGTTACCCATACCGTCACGTAGCGTTACGGTTGCCGTGAATTTTATTGTTTTGGGTATATAGCCGTTAAAACCTATGTCGGCGGCTGTGAGGTGTAAAGACTTACCAGCACCAGCACGTTTTAAGGCCCATGCGTTATCAGACGCTACGCGCGGTACACCTTGTGCGTCCTCGCTGTATCGCGTCCAAACTACATCAGTATCTAATATATCCTGCGTAATATCTATATTATGCAGCCACGCGATTATTACCAGTGTCACGTCGAAGTTATCCGGGTCAAACAAATAGTCTGTTTCGGCAAACTCTACCATAAAATCGGGGTTGCCCTCAATCATGGCCCACTCAGTACTATTCCATGCCGGGGGGTTATGCGTGCCGGTTTTCATGCAGCGGTATTTACACCCCATATACCACACGTCCGACGTTTCATATACCCCAGTGTCCGGGTTTGTCGTTTCGTTATAATAATCGGCGGTTGCGTTCCATTGTCCCCTATCGACGTAGGTAACTATCGGTTTGCCTTGATAGTCTATGCGTATTATGTCCTGCACTATGAGGCCACGCGCATATACATAGTCTTGCCCCTCTATGAGCGGCAAACCCATTGCTATTAGAAAATCCGGCACCGTGCCAAATGTCGCACCGTAATTGCTCTTGTCGATAATAGGTTTGGTTACTCCCGATAACTTGACTATGCGCCCCTCTGTGCTTGACAGGTATAGACAGCTTTGCCGTGTCTTGTCGGTTTGATTTCCCCAGCGCGCGATTTTCATTAATTCGCATGGTGGGTAATTCTTACCGGCTGGCGTTTCGTCATCGGGGTACATTGTGACCTCGATATAATTGAGCGTAGGGTTAACGCTGTTGACCCTTAACCAACAGGTGTAATAAATTCCGCTACCAGTAGCCAATGTGTTAATTATACCTTTAAGCACATTGTTTTCACGCTGGGCGGTAAAATAACCGTCCCACTTGCTATGCAGGTACAAACCAAATGTGCCATCACCATTATCTACTACTCGGTCGATAGTGTCGCCCTCCGTTAATAGCTGGTCGCCCTCGATAGCCGCCAGCCTATTAACTATAAACTCCATAGCTTCAAAGTAGCTACGCACGCGCACGCTTTCAAATTCGGCGTTACCGTCTTTGTCAATACCTGCGCCCTTACCAGCATACAGCGATTTAATGAACTCGCCGAAGTGTGCGCCATCTTCAAATACAGCTAACCCGATAGCGGTTAACCCCTGCTGAAATGTAATGCGGCCCTCGGCTATGTCGTCGGCTATGCGGCTTAGGAATTGTTCACGTACCGGGCTATCCGGGTCTAAGTCAAAGGCTAATTTAGCGTGGTCGGCTTCCTGCGCGTGTATAGCTTCGTTTGCTGTACCTGCCTTTTCTGCGTATATAGCCAAATCGGCACGCGCTGCGTGCGTAGCTTCCTTAGTCACGCCACCGGTATTATAGCCGTTGCCATTGGTCGCTATGCCGCTGTCGCCCGACGCGCCGTTTGTCTTAGGCTTCTTAATCAGTTTTACGTCAATCATTCCAAACCTCCTTTACCGTTAATTCGGCGTAGCCCTCGATAAGATTACGGCTAATGCCCTGCACATAAAATACTTTATCCGTCATAGCCGGATGTTTGTAGAGATTAAATAACGATACGATACCGCTGCGGTCGTCGAGCTTCTGCACCATTTGTATGCGCGGTTTGTGATACTCAGTGTAGTAGCTATCGACGTATAGCTGTTCCGGCTTTGCTTGCTGCTGCTTTGTATGGTCGTATATAGACAATAGACCGTACCCGGTAGTTAGGTCTAACGGTGTGGAAAGTTTGACACTATCGGTTACGCCTAACTGCTGGCACTCGGTCAGTGTCAATGCGCTATTTATCTCAAACTCTATGTCGTCTTTACGATTTACGAAATTTTCGCGCGTGTCGCTCATATAGACAATATCATTATCACCAGCGTTATTTATTAATCCGTTATCGCTGTAAATCTTCACCTCAAAGGATTTCATAAAAATGCTGCTGACATGAGCCAACAAAGGCACCGCGTCGCTATACCATTTTTCACGTCTAAACCATGTGCGGTGTCGCCGGGTTATCTCACTCCACATAGAGTTAACCGGGCCTAAAATCATAAATTTAACTGCGCCGCTTAACTTATCGCTTTTACGTATGGGTATGGCTATACCCTCCGCGTCTATGCCTACGTTATAGTCGATATTGTTTTGTAGGTCAAACTCGGTGCCTATCAGCTTATCACCTATTTTGGGGTCAAAGCCAATAGTAAAACTTTGCTGGTAATACTCATCGTCGTCGGCGCACTGCTCACGTGTCTTATATTTGCGCCAAACAAAATCAGATATTTGGCCGCTTGTACCTGTTTCAACTACGCATTTATCGCCGATTATCAGCATACACGCCAGCACTGCTATTTTTGAAATTTTGTCGGTGCTGTCGCCTACTGCGCTATATTTAAATTCATATTGCTGTGGGCCTGTTTCGGTAAACGGTACTAAACCGCGCGTGGTCTCCTCATCCCATACCGGGGCGTTAAAAGGTGTAGCCGCCTTATAGTACTTTTGGGTATAAAATCGGCCATCGCCATTTGTCCGGCTCGGTACGGTTTTAGTCCACCCTAAATAATGCAGCCCCCACGTATTTGTATATAACGCTGTGTAGCTGTCGGTAAAATCCATAAGTGGATTTAGCACAATTTTACCTGACAACACTATATAGTTTGTGGTGTTTGAGTCAGATGGTGAGTATATGCCCCCTGTTGTGCCACCATTATACACAGCGCACGGCGCACTATCTCTAAGGCTGGTTTCAGTGGGGTATGTTGTTTGCTCGTTATCCACACCGTTGCCGTTAACGCTCACTACCAAATAATCGGTCATGTCGATTTTAGACACCGGGGCGTTATCCTTGTGGTCGGTCTTGTTTTCTACCTTTCCTAATGATATGATAGCGGCGCACTGCTCCAACGGCATACGGTTTGGTAGTATTTGCTGGTTAGCGTTGTTTTTGCAATATTTATCAATCAAATTTGCACCTGTACCAACTTCCGGAAAAATCCAGCTGGGATTATTCATTACTTGTAAATACCAATCTGTAATAACGCCCCCGGCATAGTCGGTATCTGCTCCGTGTGTCATAGCGTAAAAAGCATTTAACGCCGTTTTACCGTTTCCGTCCGACGAATATTCAGTAAGGTATTTTTGTTTGTTAGAATAGGGCGACACTAAGGCGTTATCGTCCAATGGGCTTTCAATAACGTTCTCGACACTTTCAACTTTACAGGTTAACAGTATTTGGTTAAATACCTCGCCTATACTTATAGTGGTGTCATTTGATGCGGCATTACTTACCCCAAATTCTATGCAGATTTTAGTAGTGGTGTCCGTAGTGCCTGTGGTCAGTTCGCGCCATGATATAGCGTTAGTGCTTTTCACGCTTTCCCATGAAAAGATATAAAACTGCAAACCGTCTTGCACGATATGTAGGTTAAGGTATTTAAGCATAGACGCTAAAACCTCATCCTGCTGCCAAACGTCGTCCTCTTCCTCACCTAAAAATAACAGTTCAGATATAGCCAGCTGCGTAAATATACCGTATCGGTTTGCATTAGCCGTTAGCGACTTGCTACCATCATAGTAATACCGCACACCTCCTACCCCGGTAATGTCGATAGCGGCACACACACTGTTTAGTATGTCGGTAATAATATCGCTAAATATACGTTGCCCGGCATTAGCTTTGACGACTTCATACAGTACACCTAAACCACCCACGTTACGATATTTGGAATATTGCAGCGCAGAAAGTACGTCGATGCAGGATATTTCTAACTCGTCGAAAACTTCATTATATCCTTGTGAATATGTTTGCGGCTCGATAAATCCAGCGAAAATACATTTGTCGCCCTTGAAAATATTAACTACCGCGTCCCGGCATGAGGTACAAAAAAAATCCGGTATAAAATCACGCACTAAAAGCCTTATGGTCGCTTGGCTACGTAATAGATGGTCGAAAGTATCATTAACGCTATTTTCGATTTCTACCGGGTTTGTAGTAAAGAATACGCCGCCCTTTTCATCACCGATTTCTACCTGTATAGCACGGCTATTCTCGGTTACGATATGCACCGTAACCGTTTCGCCTAACTGAGTTAAAAAACTTCCGTAAAAATACATAGCCGTTAAAGTTTAATGTTAGTACGTTTGCCGGATTTACTTGCTATCCGGGTTTCATTAGCCAGCACGCAAATAATCTCACGCCCGGAAGCGCGTAGGGTTCCACCGATAATTACCGGTTCGCCTACCGGGTTCAGCATACCGCGCAGCTTGTCGAGCGGTGCCACAACTTCCGGGTTGTTGGATGCTCCGGCGTACTCGCCTATAAGTCCGACAGTAGGGCCGCTGACTATACCGCCATTAGCAAACGGCATAACCCCAATATCCTGCACCATCGCAGTAGCGGCGGTGACAAAGCCGGAAGCTATACCAAAACCAGCAAACGGTATATAGGCGTGTGCAGCGAAATAGGCTGCGGCGGCTAATTCCATGTAGCTGGCGGTCGCTAATTTATTAGCGGCAATAACCGGCGCCTGCGCTAATGCTGTCGCCTCGGCGGCTATAGCCTCGGCGGTCTGTGCGCCGGTCGCTGCGCCTACGGCTACAGCTTCGGCGGCTTTTGCCGTAGTGTGGGCTGTTGTGGCGGTACTCAGCATATTGATAATACCCACGATGGTTTTAATGCCGTCGTATATCTGCAAAAAGCCATCTACAATGCCGGTGACTGTTTGCCATGCGTTGCCGTTACCCTCCAGCGCGTCGGTGAGGCTATCCACCCCACTGCTAATACTCTTTAATCCATCCCAGCCGTTACGTAGAGTGTCAAAGGTCATAACCCCTTCTTTGCGCCATTGCTCATAAGTAGCAATAAGGCTCTCTATGTCTTTGCGCTGTGACGTAGTAACCGGGTGTTCTGTATCATTTAACAGGCGGTTTAATTCGTTAATCTTCGCGGTCAGTTCATCGAAGCCCATACCGCTAATCTTAACCTTGTACTCGCGTCCGGTCAGTCGGTTTATTTCCGCTACTTCGCGCTGCATTGTCGGTATTTCGATACCGCGCTGTAATGCTTTTAGCTTTGCTTCATAAGCTAATTTGGTTTGTTGGTGAGCGGCTATTTCGTCCGCACTGGCTGTCCTAATTTTATTATCTACATAGCTTATGGCATCGCTTAACTTTTCGATGGTATCAAGCGTGGAAATATCGCCAGGCTTATTAACATCAGCTAATGTTTCATCCCATTTCTTTTTTACTTCATTAAGCGCATTTATATTTTTCTGCGCAAAAATGCGTACTTCCGCACTTCCGGTTTGAAGTAGTTCGGTATAATAAGCTAATTCATCGTTTAGCTGTTTATATGTTGTTATTTGGTCGATAGGTATAGCCGTATGCGTACCGCGTTCTTTTGCGGCTCGTAGTTCCTCCAGCCGTTTTATTTCGGCATCATAACCGGCCATATTCTCGGCGGTAGCCTTTTGGCGTAAAGTACGCTGGTAGCTTAGTTCGCGGTCTATATCCTCTAAGGTGTTAAGTTCAGTAGGGCGTGAGGCGGCCAGTTGTACTAACTCGATAGCTTCTAATTTCTCTTTTAGTAATGCTATCTCCTTAACTAAAGCGCGTTGCTCCGGCGTATCTTCTCCTGTTATTTTCTTAGATAATATTTCTATATTACCCTGTAAATCTTCTTTGGTTTTGGGGTCTGCTACTAAGGTTTTCTTACTGCTGGTATGCTGTGTGCCTACTCCGGTTAGCCCCTCTAATGCTTTCTTACGTGCTTTGAGCTGGTCGTTATAAGCGCGTAGGCTCTTAATCTCGGCTGGGTCAGTTGTATTTTTTAGGGCTTTTTCGGTTTTTTCGATAGCGTCGGTAACTTGTTGCCATGTCATCGCGCTAACCTTAACCTCGGAATTAGCACCAGCCAGCCCACGGTTAATTTCCGCGTTTAAGTCACCGGTTTTTTTGCCAATGACATCTAAACGCTTTTGTAACTCTGCCTCAGTTGCGGCAGCGTCGGCCATGTCCTTTTTAGCCTGTTTGTATTCCTCGGTTTCGACTTCTACCGTATATGTCTGCACGTAGCCGGTATTACTGCTACCTGCTGTGCGTGTTTGTGTCGTTTTATGTTTTCCGGCGCGCTCTAACTCGGCTTTACGCTCGGCGGCCAGTTCTTTATTAATCGAAGCCTCGGCAATTTTAGCGGCTAACGCTTTTGCCTGTGCTTCGTAGCCAATCTGCTTTATATACAGCTGGCTTTTTTCAGTCAGGATTTTATACCATTCCTCAGCGGTCTTATGCGCTCCGAAAAGTTCGCCGTATGTTTCATTTAGACGCTGTACGGCTTCCTTAGTATTCTTTTTAGCTTTGATAAGGTCGCCTAAAGCCTTAACGTCGCGGTCTATCTGTACTTTGGCTGCGGCGGCTGCTTGGGTGTAGTCGTCGGTCGCGTCGTCCAATTTTTCGACACTCTCGGCGGCATCATCGGCGGCGTTAACAAAAAACTCGATAATGGTAGTAACTGCGGCGATAGCTGCACCGATACCAGTAGCGATTAACAAACCGCGCAGTGCGATTTTAAACGCCGTGGCACTATACGCGCCACCTTTCATAGCGGAACTGAATACGCGCACTACAGCGGCGGCAGACTTGCCACGTAGCCCTAACGTCACCATCGCGGCACTTGCCAGTTTAGCACGCGCGGCTACGGCTACCTGCTGTACGTTGAGCTGCTTAAATGTGGTAATAAGAATAGCCGCACTTGACCCGGTGCTAAGTAGCCCGGCGGTGAAATTGATATAAGGCTGTGCGGCAGATGTTACCCCCGAAATAATATCTATCACGGCGGCCCACTGGTTACGCAGCATTTGGTTTACCGCCTCACCGTGGGTACTCATGTCGGCATAGGCGGCATCCATAGTACCAGCACTATTTACCATATTGGCGACATTAGTCGAAAACTTGTCGGCTAACTCACCCTGCAAAGGTATAAGTGCGCGTATTGCTTCTGCACTACCAAACAGTTTACTATATACCTCCTGCTCCAGCACGCCGTTAGCCTGTGCGTATGCCTTAACGCTACTATCTAACTGAGTTAGGAAATTTTGGAAGCCACCAGCCGATTTAATCGCGGCTGCATCAAACTGTATGCCCATCTTAGCCGCCATTTCGGCAGCTTCGCTACTGGGCTTAACTAATGCGGTAAATATCGCGGCTAACTGGGTTGACACCTCGGCAGTGTTACCGCTCACGCCTGTAAGCGTGGCAAAGGTACCCATAAGCTCGTCGATAGTTACACCCAGCGTAGAGGCGTTACCTGTAACCCTCGGCAGTGCTTGTGATAATTGTTCAAATGAGGTTACGCCATTTTTAGCGGTGAGCTGTATTTTGTCTTGTATATCAGCCGCCGCGCTCCATTCCAAACCGTAGTTTTTGATAAGCGTAGAGGTAACGCCGACGACTTTGTTAATGTCAGCCAAACCGCCTACCGCAGACCGGGCCGACGTGTTCAAATACTCTATCCAATTATCTTCCGGCACGCCGTTAGATATTGTTTGATAGAGGCCGTTAGCCAGTTGGTCGCGTGCTATTGGTATCTCTTTGGCTAAGTCTGCTACCTCGCCTTTGAGCTGCTTAAACCCTGCACTGTCTTTACCGGCCATAGTATTAGCCATTTTCATAGCCTTGTTAAATTCCTCGCTCTCGCTGGTAATAGAATTTAACTGGCTGCTAATTTGCCCTACGGCACGGTCAATGCCCTGCAAACCTTGTACGGCAGCACTCCAATTTATCAGCGACGTTTTTAATGCCTCTGACTGTTCAAGCGTGGAAGCCATAACAGTGCGTAGGCCGTTAGCGTCTTGCGCTATCGCCCTAAAGCCTTTGCCATCGCCATCCAGCTTAAATGTAATTGATATGGTGCCTTTCCCTGCCATACTGTTTACTGGTTTATTTCGTCACCTAATCGGTGTGCTATTTCTTCAAATCTTTTTCGTTTTTCCTCGGCGGTGAGCTTTGGGGCCTCGCTTCGGTGGTTCTCTTTTTTCTTGTCCCACGGCAGCGGTAAAAGCTGCTTGGCGGTTATTTTCTTTTTGACGTGTGGCTGTATCACTATCGCGGCCAATGTCCGGGCGCGTCCCCATGCCTCACGGTTTTGCCCCTCGGTCATTTCTCGCCATGCCTTGCAGATACTTTCAAACTCACCGAAAGTACATTTGCAAAAATCATCATGCGACATACCGATACACCCAACGGCAATACCTAAAAGGTCATAGACCGCTAACGGCGTTTTCTTTTTTTTTCACCGGGCGCGTCGTCGCTGGGCTTTGCTTCTGCTGTTATTGCTTCGTTCCACTCGGCCATATCTTCCGGGGTGAGATTGTCGGCAAATTCCATCAGCGATAAATCAAATGGCTTGCCCTCACGTTTAGCCGCCGATGCGATACAGCAATACAGATAGGTACACAGGTCTGTAAAACTTGTGGGGTCAATCTCGGTAATTTCTCGGCCTGTTTCTTGCTTGAAACGTAGCATAGCCCCCATAGTGGGGCTACAGGGGTATGCTTCGCCGTTAATGGTTATCTCGATACGCTTCATGCTCCTGCCTCAACTTCGGGGGTTTCGGTAATTGCTGTTTCGTCGAGTGTATCGGGTTCACCGTCGTTCTCGAAATTCACGCTGTAGGTGCTATCATCCTGCGCGGGGTCGGTGCGTTCCAGCGACGACACGATAAATTTACCTTTGAGGTAGGGTTTATCGCTGTTTTCACGCTCCATACACTTAACCTCGACACTCTTTCCGGCTTTCCACGCTGCTACCAGTGCTTTGTAACCGGTTTCAGTTTCGCCATAGAATACAAGCCCCTCGGCCGAAATAGAGATACTTAAACCTACCACGCCTTTGCCTTTCCACAGCCCTGCGGAAATGCCCTTAGAGGCTACAGGCTTTACGGCACGGTCTTTGGTTTCGCTGTTCATGGTGGTAGTGTGGGTGGTGCAGTGGCCTACAGCCTTGCCCCCTACATATACCAGCATATCGCTACCGTTGCAGTAGCCGGTTTTAGTTGTTGTCGCCATATTGTTTATAAATGTTAAAATTTTCCTAATTTTTCGATTTAAGCGCGTTTCGGGGTTCGGGTGATACTTTTACTATGTTTGTTATCTCCGTGGCTCTAACGCGCTCCTATGCGTTTTTACGCGGTTTTACATTTTTGCACTGAATACTAATTGCTGCACAAAGGCATCATCTTGGTAGGCTTCTTCGCTGTCGAGCAAATAGCATGAGCGCATACGCAAACCGTTATGCTCGGCATCCACTTGGTCTAATGCGGCGCGTACCGCCTCGGCCAACTCGACACCCTCACCGTACCGCTCGGTAAAGCAAATTACCTCTATCTGTATTTCGTCTGCGCCCGGTTGTCCGCTTTTCTGCGGGTTCGGCGACAGTGAGGTACGACGGTAGAGTATGTAGGGCAATTCGGCGCAGTCAGTCGCCACCGGGAATATTTTATTAGTCCTTGCGGCTACTTCTGCATCCTCCAGCAATACGGCGCGAATAATTGCCCCGGCACTTAATGATGTTTTAGGTACAGCCATATTTTTTAGCTACTTTTTTTACACTGTTAATAACTTCGTCATGTAGGCTATCTGTAACGCTGTCGCGCACGTCTGCCGCTGTTTTCTGCATAAATCCGTACCGCTTCATAAATCCGCGCGTGCGTCCTATCCTCCATTTGCCCCCAACCAAATACCGGGTAGCCTTTTTGGATTTACGCCACTTGGTACCGGCTTCGGCCCATATCAGCACAGGTTTTTTTAGCCCTTTGCGGTTTATATGAAATCCGTACTCTTTACCAGTCTTACCGGCTTTTTTAGTACCGATAGTAACACGAAATCCGGCTTTACGCTTGAATACTACGGCGCGTACTCCACGCTCTAAATCTTTGTCGGTTCGGATGCTTCCACGTAGATTATTTAGAGCGGTTTTGCGTACTCGGTTAGCCTCGCGTCTAAATGCTCCTTTTAGGGCTTTTAGCCGCTTTTTTGTATCCATTTCAGCAAATAGCCGCTGTAAATCCGCGTCGTCGTATTGCATTGCCGCCGCCATAGACTATTTATTTACACGTTCACAAACTAAGGTTTTCATGCCCCTGTCGATATTTGGTATAATGTTAGTAACTGTGTACTCATAGCCGCCCAGCTGCTTAACTCTCCAGTTTTCTTCTACTGGGTGAGCGTCACGTATGTTGAACTCGGCGCGATAATCCGGGAAATGTTCGCCGACTTCCTCACTGCGGCTACCACTTGTTTTTACACGCTCGGCGGCTACTGTGCGAAATTCTTTATAAGTTGGCGTTTCCTCGCCGAAACCGTCAGTATCACTAACCGGCTTCAACAAAACCAATTTATATTTCATTCTCCCTGCTTGCATCGTTTACCAATTTTCGATAGGGTTTAACTAAGGCTTGTAGCGCGTCCGGCACTTCGTGCATCTGTACGCTGCTGACACTTTCGCGCTGGTTATACCAATGGGCGGCCAGCATCATAACGGCGTGTTTCAACGGTGCCGGGAACTCACCGGCGTTGTTGTCGGTTAATTCCTGCTCCGTGCGGTTAGTCGCGGTGATTATCGACACTTCGGCGACATCTAACAGATGTGTTAAATACTCGTCGTCGTCGGCGAAATCGTCAGCCCTAACGTGCTTTTTGAATAATGCCAAACTCACTACAGCCATAGCGGAAAACTTTTAATTTATGCTCCAGCACCAGCGGTAGCCACCTTACCCAGCTTAAAGGCTTCTTTACGCAGGGTGGTAGTGCCGTAGTTCACGTTAAGCACGAAATCTACAGCGTCCTTACGGGCCTGGCTGTAGGGGTCAATAACAAATGACATATCACCGAAAAGACCCATAGGCTGGTAACGCCAATCGCCCAAACCGATGTTACCCTCACCGATGTAATGAGTGGTAAATACAGGCAGTCCGGCGATACGGTCATTTTCACAAACCATAATACCGCTACCTGCATCCTTGGGCGTTGCCTCGGCGATAGCTTTTTGTGCTTTTGTCATAATCCAGCAAAGGTGTTCACCGTCCACACCGGTAGCCAGTACAGCCGCTTTCATGCTGTTAAATTCCTTAAATGTAGGCTCGGCACTGAAACTGAAAACATCCTTAGCGGCTACACCGACGTAGGGGCCTATCAGTGTAGTAGCACCTGTTACCTTTGTGGTGCTGAAAAGGATTTTGTTAATGAGCATTGCCACCGCCATAGGCATAAGGCTCTTAGCGATTGTTTCGATAAGCCCCTCGGTCTGTATGATGGTTTGGCGTGTGATAGGAATAGCGATACCGATACGCTGGGGCGATGCGGTCAGCTTACCCAGTTTAATTTTTGTGTCAGTCAGTGCCACGCCCTCACCGGCGATAGTAGCCTCGACAGCCTCATAGGTAGGCCAAACGTAGTCACCGGCCAACCCAGTGGGCATGGGCAAACCTACCTTATCGAGTATAAGCCCCTCGGTGAGCGGTGTTAAAATGTCCTGCACTTTGAGGGGTACCACCGCGCTGTCGGCTGTGTCCGCTACCATCATGAGGTCACGCACCAACAAAATTTGTGTCTGTCGCCCTGCCTGCATATTCTCGCGGATAATACGCGATGCGTCGGCGGCAGCGTTGGGGTTCTCGCGCAGATGTTCTGCGGCGGCTACCTGCATTTTCATTTGCAGCAACTGGTTTTCGCGTGTGAGTGCCTTAAACTCGGTGTCCTCGGCCTCGGTGCGCTCGCGCTGCTCTTTTTCGCAGGTTTCGGCAATTTCGCCGATACGGTCGCAGTTGGCTTGATACTGGTTAACCAACTCGCGCACGTTCAGCTTTTCGGGTTTCTTTTTTTCCATTACTGAAACTTTTTTGGGTTTAAATTATATCATTTTTTGCGCGGCAGCGCGGCGCATTTCACGCAGCTGCTTACGCACTTTTTCGTTATCGGGTTTAGGTTCTTCCGGGATGGGGTTTTCAACTTCGCGCAAACCGTCTGTAAACTCGCGTGCCTCTACCGATGTGTCGGGGTAGGCAGGGTCAGCCGCCAGCGTAAAGTCATACACCCCGGTTACAGCCTTTACCGTGTAGGTTATCTCTGTGGCACCGTTAACCACCTTTGCCGTGCGCTCGACAAAATCACTATCCCAGTACCGAGTAGTAAATGCAAAGCTACAGCCGGAAATATCACCACGGCTAACAAGCTCTAACGCTTCGTCGCCATTGGGTGATTTAGGCAGCTCCAAATTAAAGCCTACGCCCTTTTCATCCACGAAATACTTCAGCGTTCCGGTGCCTTTGTTGCTCCGGCCTAAAATCAGCTGGCGGTCGTGATACATGGTAAACTTTATATCGCAACCGTCTAACAGTTCTTTGGTTATGGCTTCCGGGGCAATAACTTCGCGTGCCTCGCTATCCTCGTCGCTCCATAGCGGCGCAGATGGGGTATTAAACAGGATAGCGTACCCGGTAATCGTGCGGCTGGGGGCTTCGCCCTCGGCAGCCTCACGCACGCGCAAATCTGCGCAGTCTATACGCAGGGTGCGTTTTACCTCGGTGTCTTTATTCCTTTTCGTCGTCATTGTCTTTATCTTTGTTTTCGGGTGCTTCCGGCTGTTGCGGCTGCACGCCAATTTCGTTAATACCTCGCAGGTTCGCCGATACTAATACCGTGTCGCCGCCCTCAACAGGCGTTAGATTATTCATGCGTCGCACCTCATTTACGGTTGTACCAATTTGCAAAAGTTTGGTGCCGTAGTTCATCATGCCGTTAAGGTCACACGCGAATAACTCGCGGCGGTCGAATTTAAATTTGTATTTTTTGCACAGTGACGGTGCAATTAGTTTACGACGTAACTCTATCTCGATGTTACGCAATAGAGGATTAAGCGTATGGCTTAAAAAATCTACGTCAGCCTGTTCTACTGTCTTATAGTTATTGCTTGTATCGGCATATACAAATGTCGGTGGTACACTGAAAAAGCGGCAAATTTCGATTACCGTAAATTTGCGGCTTTCCAAAAATTGCATATCGGTAGAACTAAGCGAAATTTGCTTAAAATCCACCTGCCCCGGTAGGCTTACAATCCTTTCGCCGCCCTGAAATCTGCTGTCTAAACTTTCGGCTGTTTTCTGTAGCTGTTCGTCTTGATACTCGCCGAAGCCGCGCACGCTGGTATCATTCGACACTATGCCGCGCACGTTACCGCCATTGGCAAACCGGTTTTGCGTTTCTTGGTCGCCTGTCGCGGCGATATTCATTGTTAGCCGGGCGTAGGTCAACACACTAACACCCTTTTTGTTGTTACGCAGGGTCAAACCCTTAATGTGTATTATCTCATCCTCGGAATATACACCGCTAATGCCATTATTGAGGTCGCGCACTGTGTAGGTGTCGTGTATTGTATCGTGCATTACTGTACCGCGTTCACACAGTGCCAGCCGGTCTAATTCCATGCTTACTAAATTGTAAACCGGTACAATGTAGGCGTTACCGTCTAATAATAACTCCTGTACTACTTGCCGCCAAAAATCAAAAGCATTAACGGCATAGTCCGGCTGCACATTGAGCAAATAATCGAGCCTGTCGTTATCAACTTCCGAAAATATGCCCTCTTTCCGTCTTAGGTATTGCAGCGGCAGGTTAGCGACACTTTCGCTAAGTAACTTAACACAGCGGAAAACCGTAGCGACGCACATAGCCGTTTGGTCGCCATAGACAAAAAGCGACGTAGCCCCAGTGCGCGCCGCGCTGGGTGTTTCGTCGCTTTGATTTTCGCGCTTGAAATAGTTTACTATATGTTTCCAAAAGTTCATCGCACATTATCGCTAATGCGCAAATTTAACCATTTTTTCTAACGCTTAAAAATTTGGTTCACAGTGCGTTATCTTCCTTTTTATTCCTTTGTTTTATTCTTTTTCGGTTGTTTTCTTATATTGGGTTAACCTTATATATTTTTAACTTTATTTAACGTGTATAATCTATAAAAAGACGCATACACATAAGTTTGGTAATTACACCGTCTATCTTTTGCGTCTGCTTCCTTTTGATGGGTTTGCAATTCTCCAGTTTGTCGGTATCTAACACCGCATTGCCAAAACAGTAGTAGTTAATTGGGTTATCATTTATGAAAATATGCCCGGTTTTCGCGCCATGCTCAAAACTTTCAACTGGAGCGGTAAAATTACCATAGGTCTGTTTGACACCCGACAGCACATTATCAGCACCGGAGGCCGCCAGCATATTAACCACCTCCAAACTTTTCCACGGGTCGTAACCGATACCCAATATGCGCACCACTTTGTTAAGATACAGCACATAATTTACGATAACGCGATAGTCGATAACGTCGCCCTCGGTCAGTATCAAATAGCCTTTTTCAGCCCATACGCGGTACATCCTTTCGTTGGGGTGTCCGTCTAACGCGCCCTTTGGGAAAAAGTACGCCGTGTGGAAATGGAAATTTTTACGCGCCATATCATACATACCCATAGTAACCGCGCTAAAGTCGTCGCTTTCCGACAGGTCGATGGCTACCATAGCGTCGGGGCGGCCAGTTATAGCATCCAGTGGCATAGGTCGGGCGATACTTCGGGCTAACGTGCTGCTTATCCAGCTGCGTTGTTGGTTCTCTGCAAAGATGTTTAGTAACTTAGTACGAAAAGCCAGCATAGCGTCAGCACCATTACGCAAAGCGTTTTTATACTCCTGCCTGTAAAAATCCATACTGACAGTAACGCCCATGTGTGGTTGTACTTTTAGCCATGTCGCTTCCGCATTTTCCGGGTCGTCTAAATCCGGCTCAAAAATATGAGCAAATAAACTGTCGTCCTCAAATTCACCCAGCAAAACCGCCTTATAGCCCTGTAACATTTCGTAAAACGGCCCGTCGAAAACATCGGAAGCCGTTGTAATAATCACTGTCAGCGGATTTTCACGCACACCCATAGAGGTAGTAAGCACGGTTAGTAAGCTGTTATCGCGTGCTTGGCTAAACTCATCCATAATAACCGTGCTGGCGTTCAAACCGTCTTTAGTTCGGGCGTTGGCTGTTAGACACTGAGCAAAGGCGTTGCGGTCTTTCCGCTTGCTTTTAATGGTTTGCTCGTTGACAGTGTAGCGGCGTTCTTTAGGGTCTAATTTTCTCATGCAGCCACGTATCACGTCGAAACACTTTTTAGCTTGGTCGTTGCTGTTTGCTCCGGTGTAACTCTCGGCGTTTGCGTCGCCATACAGCAAATCGTCTATGGCTAATGACGCGCTCGACGTAGTTTTGCTGAATTTACGCGGCACAAATAAAATCGCTTCGCGCACTACGCGGCGGTCGCCATTCCAAAAACCGTAGATACTCGCAAACTGAAATGTTTGCACCGGGGTTAGCGCGTACTTTTGCAGTCCGGATTTGCCGGGAAAATGCAAATTTTCATACAGGGTAAAAAACCGCTGCACCTCAGTAGCGTTAATGCCGTATTTGTCGGCCATACGGAAAAAGCGCATAACCGCTAACTGTTCGTAGAGGTTGTGCGCAGACGGATTATTTGCGACTTCCGTAACATACAGCTCCAGCCGTGCGTCAACTTCACACAGCCGGTAATCAGCTATCGGCACTTTTGCCAGTTGTACCGACACGTCGATTTTAGCCTGTCTTAGTCTGTCTTTTTCCTCCTCTGTCATACGGTAGTGTCGGTATTGCGTTTAATGATATTTGGTTTTTTGCGCCCCACGTTCTTAACCTTTTTGGTTAGGTCTATTAATGGGTCGTCCTCATCGGTGCCGGTCAGTTCCTCAGCGGTAAGCCCTAACGCTTTCATTTGTCGGGTAACGCTGTCCTGTGCGTCCTTTTGGATTTTAAAAACCGGATGCGGCACCAGTGTTTCGTTACCATAGCGCGATACGCTCGATATTGTCGTAGTTTCCAGTCCGTCGATTTCGTCGTTAGCCAAATCGAGCGTGCGCAGTGCGCCAGCCAGCGACAATATTTGTGCGCCCAAACTCTTGCTGTATTTTCCAGCTGCTTTTAGGGCTTTTTCGATGTCTTTTTTGTAATCGTTAACTTGTTTCGCCATATTTGTTAAAATTTCGATATTTGCTTAAATTGAAAAAATCGCTCACGCAAAAGCAAAGGTGGGGGCGAGGTTACACCAAAGCCGTACCCCTTTCAAAAAAGTACCCCCGGGTATCTATGAAGCCGTGGGCAGAAATGATATGCCCTATATCCTCATTTGTAAGGTCAAACCATTCACCTTTAATGCGTTGCTTCTTATATTGTTCGTGCAATAGTGTTTCTATATCTTTATCGCAGTAACCATACAAAGTAATGCTCTCTTTACCCATAACTCCCATGCGTGTATGTATGTCATGGGACTTACCTATTTTCGTCAGTCCTATAACATCATCGTGTATTAGGTATGTTTGGAAATGGTCAACAGGCAGGATGCCCATAGATGCAGCATACTTTTTAGACCTGCTATCATACTCTTTTGCCTGTGAAATTATGGCCATTGTGGATTTTAGCATTTCACCGTACAATTGTTCTTTCAGCATCTTAACCTTGATTGCTTCTTCCTGTCGATATTCCGAAACTATTTCGTTAAGTCTGGTGCAAATATCGGCCATCCAAAGCCTTAAAGCCTCTTTATCCTTACTTGACCGTCGTACCTTTTGCCCCTGAAATTGTATTTCGGCAGTATAAGAAACGGTATTGCGGTCCTTCCGTTTACGCTCGTATATCGAGCCATAAACCTCACCTCCTTTATTTTTCATCGCAAAAGAATTTATTAATTACACTTTTAACCTGTTCGGCGTTTCGTCGTCGGGTCGCTTCCTTGCCGCTGCGTCCCATCTCGGTATGTACCTTAACGTGGCAGCTATGGCACAAAGCACATAGGTTTTTAGGGTCATACATGAGCCTGTATTTCTCGCGGTAGTTTATGCCATACTCCACAGGTGTACGGTGGTGTACCTCAGTAGCCGGTGTTATATATCCGTCGGCCTGACACAGTTCACAAAGTGGGTGGGCGGTCAGTATCTCACGCCGCAGACGTAGCCACCGGGGCGTATGTATCAGCTTTATGTAGTCCTTATCTTTAGCCATTTGTATGCTTGCGTATTAGGTAGTTAAGACTGTCTAACAAACTCTGTTGTTTGACCTTTTTATTTTCAAGTGACGCGCTGGCGCGTTCATCCACAGTATGCGCCCCGATTAGTTTATACACCGTTACCGGGTGCTGTTGTCCTTGCCGATGCAGTCGGGCGTTAGCCTGTTGGAATAGCTCTAAATCCCAGCCAGTACCAAACCAAACTATGTAGTGGCCGCCCTGCTGCATATTAAGCCCATACGCTGTACTTGCAGGGTGAGCCAGTAGTACGTCAATCTTTCCGGCGTTCCAGTCTAATAGCTGCTTTTCGCCCTCATACACTTCTACCCGGTAGCCTTTGAGTTTCTTAGATATTCTCGGTATATCGTGTTTGAATTGATAGAAAACTAACACGCTGTTACCGTTTGCAGCCTCTACTATCTCGGCTAATTTATCCACCTTTTCGCTGTGGATTTCGTGTATGTTCCTTTCCTCATCGTAGATTGCGCCGTTAGCAAACTGGGCTAATTTGTTCATAAGCCCGGCGGCAGAATTAACCAGTATATTAGTCGGCTCACCCTCATGCTCCTGCTTGAACTCTAACACCTTTTCGCGTTCAAACTTATTATACGCCGACATAGTGACCGGTGTCATTTCCACCGATACGGTGTGCATCATCAAATCGGGTAACTGCAAATAGTCCTTTGCTTGCATACTTAGGCATATATCGGCTATCTTGTTCCGTATTATATCCTCACAGCCTTTTTTTACGTCACAGCGCACTACTATGTTATTCCAGCTATGCGTTTCAAAATAGGTTTCACGGTATTTAGTCACTGACTTACCAAGCCTTACGCCTTTATCCACACAGTACATTTGCCCCCATAGGTCGATTAGCCCATTAGGTGCAGGGGTACCAGTCAGCCCTACAAACCGCATTACACTCGGTCGGGATATACGCATAGCCTTAAATCTTTGGGACTTCGAGTTTTTGAAGCTGGTTAGCTCATCCACCACAAGCATATCAAAAGGCAGTTGCCCTCGATACAGGCCTACCAGCCATACATAGCTATCACGCCCGATAACATATATGTCAGCTTTCTCGGATAACGCTAATTTGCGCTGCTTCTCTGTGCCCATGACCTTGACGACGCGAAGCCCCTGTAAGTGGCTCCATTTAGCCGCCTCAGTAGTCCACGTGGTTTCAGCTACTTTTTTAGGTGCCACTATTAGCACTTTACTAATTTCGCACTCGTCGATAAGCTCCTGTATTGCGGTGAGGGTTACGACTGACTTGCCTAAACCCATTTCCCACAGTAAGGCACTTTCGGGATGTTGTATTATCCATTCAATCCCTTTTGATTGATAGGGATAGGGGTTAAAGTTTATCATGTTCACTATGCCATTTACGGTGTAATGCTTGTGACGCAAACACCATTAGATTTTCGGGGTTGTTGTTTCGTTTGTTACCGTCAATATGGTGTACCACCTCACCCGGTTTAAGTGGTCGGCCTAATATTTGTTCGGCTACTATTCTGTGGGTATGCCGCCCGTGTGTTTTTTCGTAGGTATCTTTTTTACCTTTGCCAATTTTGGCAGCTCTTAAACGTCGGCGATTTTCCTCAGTGGGATTTATCCGACGAAATGTGTTTGCGCCAATTTCTCGTAAATAGTCGCTGGCACATTCGGGACTACAAAACACATGGTTTTTAATATCAGATTTTAGCCGTTTAAAGATTTTGCCGCATTTTTCGCATTTTACAGTAATTTGTTTTTCAGCATGGTAACACGATTGACTGCAATAGTTAATCGGTTTTATGGTCGATGGCCGCCGGTCAAATTCTCGTCCGCAGTGATTACACGTTGTTTTCATTTTTTAATTGTTTTAATCAGTTCGTCGATGTCGGCTTTATTGTCTATCACTTTCACCAAATGCCCCATGCCGATTAACTCGGCTATGCGTATTTGCTGTATCTTTGTTGGCTTCCGTCCTTTGCTTTTTAGTTCTGCCCAAACTACGCCACCGCCCGGAAGCACTAACAGGCGGTCGGGATAACCTACCATGTTAGGGTTAGAGTATTTGAGGCACAGCAAACCGTTTTGTTTTGCCTGCTCCACTAAATACCGCTCTATCGCCTTTTCCGATACGTCGGCATGGTGGGTTAAATTCTCGATACTTCGTTTGTTCATAGCGGCATTAGTTTTATTTCCTTTTGGTCACGTAGTTTTTTGAAAACCTCGATAACTCCGGTGGGGTTCCTTTCCGGGGTAGTTCTCACTCGCGCTATTTCTCGCCGTAGAGGTTCGGAAGCGTGGATAATAACTACAACCTCCGCGTTATCGGGTAGGTCTTGCAGTGCTTCTAAAAGTTCTTTTTTAGTCATTTCTTATTTGGCTACCGTGGCAACTTAAATTTTGGCATACATATATAAATAAATAGATATATGCTTATTTTTTCTAAATTACCACTATAAAACATTACTTTTCTAAATAGCTATATATTTAAGTTGCCATAGTTGCCATATAACATAACTGCTTTATTTATCAGCTTTTCTGTGGTAACTGAACGTGGCAACTAAGTTTTTTTTCTTGGTTGCCAGTTGCCACGTTTTTGTTTTCTGTGGTTGCTGGCAACTAAGTTTTGTCACTTTGGCAACTCTAACTTAGTTGCCAAAAACTATATGTCGCCCTCATACTCGATGTCGTCTTTTAGAGGTCGGGCAAAACTCTTTTGCCGCCCATATAGTTTTTCCATATACCTGCTTGTACTCCTACGCTCCCAGCCCATTTCATCTAACAGGCGACACACCCGGCGCGATAGGTACTTATATTCTTTGTCCGACATTTCACGCCCCATGCGCTCACAGATAAACTCAGCCGCACAAATCCTGTCGCGTCGCACTGTGCCTATCTCGTCGAGTGGGTCAGGGTTTTTAATATACGCACGGCGGCGGTTTAACTCCCAGCTGTCCCAGTCGGCAGGTAGTTTCATGTCCAAAAATACGGTGAGCATATCGCGTATCGGGTCGTCGTTATCGTCGTTGTACTGGCTCTGTCGCTGGCGTGCCTCAGCCTCCAAATCGCCGGGCAAATATAGTTTTTCGCCCTGCTTCCAATACTCGACAGCTTCGGCCCAAAGCTGGTTTCGGTCGCGTATGAGCGCGTCGGCAAAGTCGGGATATTTGCGCAGCTCCGGATTAACGGCAATAACCCAAAATCGGCGGTTTCCTGTGTCGCCTTTGAGAAAATAAGCCTCATTCGTCGTACCGCAAAATACACACTGGCGCGGATGCTTTTCTACTACCGTACCGTATGCGGCGCGGTAAATATCATCGCGTCGGCTTATGTAGTTTTTTACCTGCTCCACGTCGCTACGCTTGATACTCGATAACTCGGCCAGTTCTATGACCCAGCCGCACCGTAGCTGCTCCATGCCGCTTTTGCCCTCCGTGGTTACTAAGCTGTCGTTAAACCAGTCGCCGCCCATAATGCTAAATAGGGTTGATTTACCGATACCCTCGGCACCGGCTATGATTAGGCAATAATCGTACTTGCAACCGGGTTGCATGATACGTGCTACGGCAGCGGTGAAATGCTTCCGCGTCATAGCCCTATTTAGGGGTGTATCTTCGGCACCGATATAGTCGATAATCAGACGCTCTAACCTTGGTGTACCGTCCCATACCAAACCGTTTAGATAATCTCTAATTGGGTGTATGCGGTGCCGGGTTAATACTGCGTCCTTAGCGTCCTTGATTTTGTCTTTGCCGGTGATTTCGTAGCGTTCATCTAAGTATATGCGTAGATTAGCATCATCGCGGTTGCCCCATTGTGTAGCCTTTTTATCCCACGGCAAACCACCCTTAACCAAATCGAAGCCGCTAAACAAATCATGCCATAAATGCCCTGCCAGTGCCGGGTCATTCTCCAGTATGCAGATTATGTTTTTGGCAGTGCTTTTAATGGTGCCTTTGCGGTCGCGTTCCAAATCGGCCATCCAATCGGTGTTAGGTTCCTCGTCGCCCTCAGTGTCAATGTCGGCAAAGTCGCTATCTGCGTCGGCTAACTTTTCTTTAGTGAGCAAAACACGCACGGTCTTATCTGCGGCTACAAAGTCCTGCATTTTCTGATACGACGGAAGCCGGGTAATTTCTGTTACTCGGCTACCCTCATCGTGCAGCCCAAAAAGATGTATGCGCACTATGTCAAAGGCGTTGCACAGCTTCATACTTGCGGGGTCGGTATCGTGGTGCGAAAATGCAAATTTACTTTCGTATGTGACGCAGCCACCGGCGACGCTACCGGCCTTATAGGTATATCGTCCGTCGCTGGCGGTCTTTTCGTACACGTCCGGCAAAAATTTTTCTATCGCCTCCTCGATAGTATAGGCGCGGCAAAACGCGCCGATTAGTCCCGGCTTCTCGGTCGGGTCGCCAGCCTTGCGGATTTCGTGCGCCAGTACGTCGCCCTCGCGGCTCGACATGGGCCACTCGCTAACGTCCTGTGGGTTGCGGTAGGTCGCCAGCACAGCGTCAACGTCAAAGGCCGGGCCATCTTGGTAGTCGAAAAAATACTCACCGTCGCGGCTGGTGCTGGGCCAATAGAATAGGCGCGGCAGCTGGTAGGTCGTATGGTCGAAAAGTTCGATACCTATACGCGCAGTCCAGTAACGGCAAACCGGCTCATACTCGGCTGGTGTTATCTGTCTGTTAGCCGGAAGCACCAAACGCAAACGTGGCTTTTCGGGCGTATGCTTGTGCGTGCTGTATATCATAGCCGCGCAGTCGAAATTTAGGGTAAAGTCGTCCCATACGTCTGCGGTGCCAAAGTCGATGTCGAGCGTAACCAGCGTGCGGTATAGCACGTTTGCGGTCTTTCGTGTGCCGTTGGATAGATAGCCACCAACAAAGCCGCCCACGTCCTTAATGCCGCTTTGTTCCTCGCGGCTCATGCGCAGATATTCGCGCATTGTTTCGCTGGTGCGCTTGGTATCGGCGCACTTGGCTAAAATGTCGCTCCACTTCCACAGTTTGTTACGCCATTTTTTCGATAGTCGGCTGTGGGCTGTGGCTATGTCTAAATCAAAGTCAAATTTTAATTTATCCATTAGTCACGCCCCCCCCAGTGCGGTACGGAAATAACCGGCGTTTGCTTCGTCGGTTATTATCTCGATTTCGCGCACGCCGACATTAGGTTTTTTAATGCGCAGCTCACACGCCGGGGTGTCCTCGGCTTCCATGAGCGCAAACACGCCGGGTATCTCGGTGCGTGGTATTCTAAAACGTAATGTGGTTGTCGCCATAGTTATTACTGTTTAAAGCGGTCGGGCAAAAATGAAAATATATGTTTGATAACCTCGACAGTCCAGCCGTTACCCAGCATCTTGTATTGCTGTGTTTCCGACACTACCCATTTGTACCAGTCCGGCACAGTTTGTAAGCGTGCGCACTCGGTAGGGGTTAACCGTCGTATGCGAGTATGTCCCCCCCCAGCGTCGGTTAATACTTTCAGTGTTCGGCCACCTGTACCCTGCATAAGTGCCGGGGTCTTTCCGTCGGGATGGTAAACCCGGTTTTGTTGGTATGGCTGGGTGTTGTGGCTCTCTTTACTGGGGTTCAGTTGGATTATTAAATTTTCATTCTCCACGATTAAATTATTTTGCTCCCACGCTGTTTGTGTCAACGTAGGTGCCTTATCGGTAAAAATGCCGCCGGGATTTTTGCCCCTTGGTCGTTGTAATATTAAATTGTCTTTTGCCACGGTTGTTAAACAGTTTGTTTTACCGATTTCGGGGCATGGTTCTAAATGCTGCTCTAAAATTCCGTCGGGTCTGCGTCGTCCTCTTGAAGCTATGCAAATATTATCTATTTCCGTCATACTCTAATATGTATGGTCGGGTGCCAAATCCGTCATACCCTTTGTAATATGTAGATATGATACATGGTACTTTATTATTACCTATGTGGATAAGACCACCACCGTTTATATTAAATGGTTTAACTACTGTTTTACTACTACTAAATCGCGGACACCGTGGCCCCCTACAATTATGGTGCTGCACTTCTCCCCCCCCCATGAAATTTAGCACGGAAGCCATTACCAGCCGCCGCGTTTCTTTCATTGTAGGCTAATAGAGTCTGCACAGTTTCATCTTTAAGGTAGTATTTTTCGGGTACGTTATCCTCGGTAATATCTTTTAAATACAGCTCTCTATCTTCGGGCTGAGGTATCGCGCTATATGCGCCATATTCGCCGATACGTCTAAGGCGTATATTAGTCCAGTAAATACGCTTTCGGGTCTGAGCGGAAACCAACGCGCTATTTATGTGTACGCCGGTAACTCCGATAGCATCCGATAGCACCTTTTCCCATTTCTTACCCATTTCGACGTTTTCAAGTAAAAACAGGATGTCGGGGTTAGTTTCGCGCAGCTCTGTGAGTATGCGCATATATTCCCAAAATAGGTAACTTTGCCCCACAAACTGCACCCCGGCGGCTTTCAGTTCTAAATATTTCGACAGGGTATATATTTCCACTTTTTCGGCGGTACTCATCCCAGCGCGTTTTCCTGCAAAGCTAAAAGACTGACACGGTGAGCCGCCTATTAGCATATCGACATGACCCAATGCGTGACCGTCAATATTACGCACGTCACCCAGTTGTATAGTGTCCGGGAAATTAGCCATAGTATTTTTAATGGCAAATTTATCCACTTCGCTGGCGTAGTATTTTTCAACTGGTATGCCTAACCCCTGTAGGGCGATACGTCCGCAGCTCATACCATCAAATAAACTTAATACTATCATTTCAGTACGATATTAGCGTAGTTAATAATCTTCTCCAGTTTTTCGGCTTTATCCTGCCAATCAAGCATAGCGGTACTTTGTCGGCTGGTACCAAAACCGTCCTCGGTTAAATCCCTATAGTGATTAACCATTTTTTCAGCGTGCCGGTGTCCTCGCTTGATTATTGGAATAATTAGCCTTAGTTCATCGGTTGTTAAGCCGTGAAATGTTTCGTTAAACATTCCTTTGGGCTGGGTTATTGCTTCCATTAGTTATTATTGTTTATTTGGTCGTTACAGGCTTCTTGTAACGGTTCTACGATGTTGTCGGAAATTGTGCAGGTTCCGATGTCGTCACCGTCGGGTTGGTAGAAAATGCACGATTGGCACGTTTCCGGGGCTTTGTGTTTCATATCTTTATGGGTTTTGCTTCGATTGATATATTACGCCGATGTCCTCCAGCTTTTTCTATTTTCACAGCGGTTATGCGCATAGGAATTTGTGCGCCATTCTTTGCAACCGCTATAGCGGTTCTGCCTATTAGCGTCTGTTTTTCGTAGCGGTTAAACCACTTTTTCACCAAACGCCATTTAACACGCCGTGATGTCGGGATATGCGCAGGGCGCGTTTGTGGGTTAAACATCTGACTTAGTTTGCGCACTTCTCTTTTGTCCATAGTTATGTCGCACTTGTATGTTTGCTTTGTGGGCGCAGCTGGCGCAGATGATTTTGTAATATTGGGTAGGGCCATATCGTTAGATGTTTTCGGTTAATGCTTGGTGTACTTCTTCGGCGCAGTTCTTGATATATGGGCGTGTGTCACCGTCGGAAAAGTCGCACGTTTCAGCCCATACCGTTACCCATATACCCAGTATCTTTACTTGTACTTTGGCAGTGTAGGTTTTGAAACACAGTATATCGGGGTCGTTGTTATCCTCGATAACCTCTTTGACACGCGATTTAAGGCGCAGATGCTTTGCGGCGGTCATGGCTGCTATTTTATTGATTGTATCGAAAATCTCCATTTGGTCAGATTGGTTTTATATACCCCGGCAATGCCGGGGTATAAGTGTTAAAGTATAAAGTTTAAAGATTGTAATTAAATGCTGAAACCGGGCGCACTCTGCCCTCGCCGCTGGCCTTAGCGTTCCAGCTGCTGAGGTAACCGTTGCTGAGGTCCAGAATCCATGCGAACGTCGCGCTGTACTCTGTAGATGTGAGATACCACAGCCCTTTGATTTCCTCGCCGCCGACAAATCGGAGTGCCGCATTAATGGCTTTGCGGTTGGTGTAGATAAGATACATTTCTGCCACACTGGGTATGTGTTCACCCTCTTTAAGTTCGATGGCAGGGTTAAACCCGATTTCTTTGAGGTGGGCGGTATTGGCCTCGCCGTTCCAGTCGGCTACCGCGTCTATGAGGGTATCTATATAACCGTCGTAGTAGTTGGTGGTATCTTCGCGCGTAGTTAGCGTTACATCCTCGCCGTTGGCTGCGTCACGAAGTGCCACGATTAACCCACGGTCGCCCTGCTTTACAGCGATGCCGGTAACTTCCGCGTCGGTGCTTATCAGTCGCTCACCTATGAATTTTTCTGCTTTACCATCGGCAAATACTACATAGATACCATCGGGCTTAGTATCTAATGTTGTTACGGTTGGAGCCGGGGCGGTGTCCTCACCGTATTCTGTGGCTAACAGGATGTCGGCGTAGTGCTTGATTTTACGCAAATCCTCTGCACCGCCTTTGTCGCGGAAGCGTGTAACCAGCTTCACGATATTGCCCTGTGCAAAGTCGAGTTTGTTGGCTTGTATAAATTCGACTGGTTGGATAGGGTATTTGGCATAGTGATTGCCGCCTACCTGTGTTGTCAATACGTTGGGTTTCTTTTTTGTTTCCATATTGTAAACAAATGTTAAATTATTTTGAAATATTCGATTTAAGCGCGTTTACGTGCTTCGGTGATACTTTTACTATGTTTGTTATCTCTGTGGCTCTACGGCGTTCCTGTGGGCTTTGTGGCGTTTGCTAATCTTTGAGGTAATACGGTGTGCTATACCCGGCACCTTTTAGGGGCAAATCGCGGCACCAGTCTATTGGCTCACTAAATAAGTCCTCTACGTCGGCGAGTGGTCGGCTAATCGGTGCCTCTACTACTATTTCGTCGTGGATGTGAAACACTATCGGCAGGTCGGCGGCTTTGGCTCGTAGCATAACCACGCCTAATATGTCGCGTGCGGTTGCCTGTACGATATTCTCGGTTAGCTTACCTCCGTATGTTCGGGTTAATTCCCATTTCTTTGTAGTTTGGTTCATACCCTCATACTCTATTATTTCGTGGTCGCCTCTCCATCCGTCGTCATACTCCATGCTTACCCGGGCGCGTGGGTAACAAAGCGTGCGCCCCGATGGTAGGGTAATTAGCAACATACCCCAGCGGAAGCCGACAGTTATACCCCGGTGGATTGTTACGGTGTTTCCTGTCTTGATAGCGGTAAATGCCGCCTTTTCCACCGTCGCCCATAGCTTTACGATTTTGGGGTTAGCTTCGCGCCACTGGCGTACTGTCTGCTTTTCCTCATTCTCGGTTAGCCCCATTTTGGAGCCGCCCATAGCTTCGAGTGCAGACACGCCGCCTCCGTAGCCTAATGCCAATACAGATATTTTACCTTTTTGGCGTAAATGAGCGTTTGGGCCGTGTTTCTCGACTGGCACACCAAACATACGCGATGCTGTAGCACAATAGATGTCGCCACCCTCACGGAATACGTCTAACACCCAGTTTTCACCGGCTATCCACGCAATTACGCGCGCCTCGATAGCGGAAAAGTCGCACACGTGCAATATATGACCGGGTGAGGCAATAAACGCCGTGCGTATCAATTCGCTTAATACCTGCGTCACATTGGCGTAGTTCATTTCAAACTCTTCCAAATCACCGGCTTTTACCAGTGTTCGGGCATAGTCCAAATCCGCTAAATGATTTTGCGGCAGGTTTTGAACTTGCACCAGCCTACCGGCCCAGCGTCCAGTACGCGCAGCCCCACAAAATTGTAGTAGTCCGTGTATGCGTCCATCGTCGCATACACACGTTTGCATAGCCTCGTATTTTTTGTTAGAGGTCTTAGCCATTTCACGGCGTATAGCCATTACGCGGCGTGCCTTAGGCCAGTAGGTTAATGAGTCCTCGATTTCGTCGATATTCTTTTTATTGATACTGGCAAATGCTAACCCGGTTGTGCGTTTCAAATACTCTTTAATCTGCGCTGCACTATTGGGGTTTTCCATGCCGGTTATCTGCTGTGCTTCTCTTAATAGCTCGGCTTTGTACTCATCATCGAAGCGTGCGGCATTATCTACCAGTGTACGGTCGATAAGTACGCCACGGTCGTTAATAATTTGGTCGGCTATATAAAGCTGCTCATCAAATTCGACAGGTTCAAGGCGGCGCAATTTGCTTAGTAATGTTTGCTCTACCTCTACGTCACGTATGCAGTATTTTTTAAACGTGTCCCAGCGGTCGGGCGCAGCACTCGGCAGGTGACGCACACCGTTACGGCCTGGCATAGAGAAAAAACGTATAAGTGTTTTGCCCTCGGTCATTTTACCGTCAGCCAGTTTAAGCACCTCGCCGCATTGTCCCAGCGATAGAGGTAGCCCCATCCGGGCAGCTCGCACCATTGTACATTTCCACTGTGCCGGGTCTAACAACACGGATAGTTTTAAATACTTACTAATGCAAATACGCTCAAATGCTGCGTTCCATGCGGTTTTAGTTACGTCCGGGTCTATGAGTGCGTTTAATATCTCGTCGGGCAATTCCTCGCCCTGCGCAAAATCAACACACACCACCGGGCCGTTATCTACACTATAAGCAAATAGCAATATAGTGAAGTCGGGAGCCTCGACGTATTTATATACACCGCATTTTGACAAATCACGGCTGCTATACGTTTCTATGTCTATGCCTAACTCTTTCATTTACTCAGCTGCTTTTTCGCCCATGAGGTTGTCGGCTGTTTCTTCGGAAGTGTTAGCCATAGCGTCGAGTGCGTCATACACCAGTGCTATAGGTAACGCGGCGGTTCTGAAAATGATAGTAAGGATAGTGCAAATTACCGCACCTATCATGTAAACTATTTTTTTTTGTTTTCATTGGTTTTGTTGTTTTAGATACCCCCCCCCGGCACTTGGCCGGTAGGGGTATTGTTAGTGATTGGTGTTGTTTACAAATCTTCGTCGTCCTCGTTGTCGATGTCTGCAAAGTCGCTTTCGGCACTTGACCTACCGCCCAGCTTCTCGTCGTCCTTAAACTTCATGATGTTGTTAAGGCCGCACGCTATGCCACGATTACCGTTAGTGTCATAGGGGTAGAAAGTGACCGACACGATAGCCCAAACGCCGCTGTAGATTTCTTCCTCATCCACGATAGGGGCTTTGTTGCGGTCAACAACACCGGGGCGTGTGTTGCTCTTGGCGTTGACATAGAGCATACCGGCATATACTTCGTCGTCTTTGTCGTCACCGTCGCGTAGTGGCATATCCAGCTTTTTAGGCTCTTTGCCGCCCCATTTCGACACTACGCCGGAAGCCTTAGCCGCTTCAATGGCTTTTTTGATAGCCGCGATGGTTTCTTTTTCGCTGGCAGGAATAAGCACGTTAGTTGTGTACTTAGCGTTTTTGTCGTCACCGTCGGGGTTGTATTTGCTAAATACGTGGGTGTAGCTTAGGCGGCACGGCCCAAAAACTACTTTGCTGTCTGTTACTTTTGGTGTAATCATCTTTGTTAATATTAAGTTTGTTATACGTCGATGTCGTTAAAATCATCTGCTGCGGCGTTGTACGCCGGGCGTTTGTCGTCAGCGGTGGTTAGTGTCGGTTTACCCTGTGGCTTGGTGATGTAGTCGGCGCATAGGGCGGTTAGACGCTTTTTGCCTACCAGCTTTTCAAGGTCGCCGATACCGCACAAAACGGCTGGTTTCATAAACTCGCTTTCGGCGTAGCCCTCTTTGGCCAATAGCGCGATAACGGCTTTGTCGTCGGTAATTTTGCGGTTGCTGCGTCCCTCGACTAACTTGTAACCGGGATAGCTTACACCGGCTAACGCCTGTTGTAGTGCGTAGTCCTCCATGCTGGCGGCCCATGCTTTCACGATAGCCAGCCACGGCAGTATGTCGGTAGCCATTTTCTTAGGGCTTATCAGCCCCGGTGTCGGGTTTTCCTGCGCGATAGTGGTACACTTTTCGGCCAGTGCTTTGCATCCGCATTTCACTTTGCAGAATTGGCACCACTCGCCGGGGTTCTGTTTGCCTTTGCCGCTAAACGCTTCTACGGCTTTGGGGCGTAGTTCATTCTCGGCCCAATCCAGTAAGTCACTAACCGACATTTCAAACTCGCTGAGATTGTCGATACGCGGCTGTACGATTGTCATACGCACACGGTCTATGCGATATTCAAAACAGTATTTGAGATATGCGCCCAGTGCGTAGATTTTCATTTGTTCGTTATCGACAGCCGACACGCGCACGCCTTTACCATATTTGAAGTCGATAACTTCCATAAGTCCGTCGGCTATAATGGTAGCGTCCGAAGTGCCAAACGCTTCCGGCACATAGTCGGAAAAATCTAACCGGGTTTCGATTAGTAGCTGCGCGTCTTTTGTGACGCTTTGCGCGGCGTTGAACTTCTCCAGCACGATATATTTGTATGTTTCGGTGTACTCGTCCATTTCGCCGCTATAATATTGGTCTTGCAGTTGTTGGATTTCGTCGAGTTCCGATTTTACATTTGTGTCACCAGTCCACAATTTAAGTTTATGGGCGCAGATGGCGTGCGCTAACGTACCCTCCTGTGCGTAGCTGCTATCGCTGTCGGGCGCGGTCGCCTCCAATCGTGGGGCGGCGGTGCAATTCATCCACCTATGAGCTGCCGACGGTGATAATAATGCGTGTTGTCCGGGCATAGCTTATTTATTTAGTATGGTGCTGGGGGGGGGTGTAACATTTCCGTCGTCTCCGATTATGAGCGCGTCGCACTCAGCGATAAAAGCGGCTCGTCGGTCGGCAGGTAGCGCACTGGGTTTATCAGCACCCAGCACGGCGGCTATCTGCTTAAACATACTGGTTAGCTGCTTGTGATACTTTTTGTACGCCTCGCTGTCGGTGTTTTCTTTGTAGTCCTCACCCTCAAACCGCTGGCGTGTGCGGTGCATGGCGGCGCGTATGTCCTCCTCGGTTAGCTCCTTTTCGGGCTGCTGTACCGGTGCCTCTGCAAAAGGCTTTGGCGCGGTTAGGGCTTCGGGAACTTCCTCGGCGGTCTCAGTCGGGGCGGCTGGTGCTTCGGGTGCGTCGGCTTTGGCTCGGCGTGTGCGTCGGGGTTTCTCACTTTCTGCGGCTGGTTCCGGGGACGGTGCCTCGATAGCCGGAAGCTGCACCGTAGCTGGGCAGCTGTTTTGCAGTAGGGCGGTTAAAAACGTCGCCAGTTGCGGCGTTACACCTATCTGCACGTTAATGTTTAAATCAAAATTCATATAGTAAACTTTTATAAAGTTGGTTTCTTAGTCATACAGTACGCTTGCGCTGAGGCGGTGAGGTCGGCGGCGGTCGCTACCGGATTAGTCGTTAGCCAGTCCTCTAACTCGGTGCGTTTGAAAAAGCAATTTTTACCGTTAGGCTTGTAATGGGGTATCGCCTTTGAGGCAGTCAGCTTATACAGGTAGCTTTTTTTAAGGCCGGTGTACTGGGCTACTTCCTCCAGCGTCAAAACTTCCTTTTGTGCAAAAAGCACTTTACGCCCTATGGCTAATGCCAGTTTTTCTAATTCTTTCGGTGTCATGGCTGGGCGTTTTTGGTTAATGTCAATCGGTTGTTAGCGTAATCAGATACCGCGCTGAACTTACAGCGCAGCGAATTTTGCAAACGGTATGCAATAGCCTTACCGCTGTTTATCGCGTCTGCGTCCGGCAGCTCAAATGTGATGGTTTGCCCCATCTCCATTTTGCGCAGTGCTTCGCTTGTTACTTTTTTCTTTTCCAT